CCGTGATCGCAGGCATCAGCCCGTTCAAGAAGAAGTCCCTGCAGATGGAATTTGCGGAAGTTCCTTGGTTCTACGTCAACGACGAACACGTCCTCAGCTACAAGCTCATGGACGGCATCAAGGTCGGTGAAAAGAAGGAAAAGAAGGGCGACGAAGCCCCGAACTACACTTCCACGCAGCAGTTCAACGGCCAGTGGGTCGGTAACGAACCGGTCGCCGGCGGTGCTCCCCAGCAGCAGGTCGGCCAGAGCAACGCCATGCTCGCCGCGAACAACAAGGGTGTTACTGGCGCCCCGATGAACAACATCGACGCCCGCACCTACTTCAACGCAGCCAATGCCCCGTTGCAGGAAGGTGACCTCGCCGCCCAGCTTCCGCCTGATGCAGGCGATGGCCTCGACTTGCCTTTTTAGCCTTCTCTTTACGTTGAGCCGACCGCGCCGACCGGCGAATTAAATAGACGGCGCCACGCTTTCTGGTAAAAACGTCACATTGCAAGACGCTTATACCTGCACATTGTTTGGATCACTCATTAAGCGCCCGCAAGTTCCCATAGCATGGGTCAACCTTTCCTTTTCGCTTGCGGGCGCTTTCCCTACAGTCGCATTGCCAATCGCCACTTCATCAGTTTTGTCACCATTGTTTTCACCAGGCGGTTGGCAATGGGGCTGTAGCTCATCCCGCACGGCAAGGGTTTTCGCCCCGCCGGGAGCCGTTGCGGGGCAATTCCTTACCCGGCGGGGCTTTTAACCCATAGGAATAAGCAAGATGACACCACAAGAAGAATTGCTCTATTTGAGCGACCTGTTGATGCAGGCCGCCCTTTGGCGTGTCGACCAGGAGGACGGCAAGTGTTGCCTCGAACTCGAAGTCGAGAGCCGCCTCGCAAAGCTCCGCGAGGAAATCAACCACGGCCACGCCAGCGCGGTCAAGGAAATCCAGAAGGAATACGACAAGGACTGGAAGCGCAGGAAGCGTGAAACGCACCGCCTGTTGAAGTCCCCCGACGACGGCAAGATGCACTGGTATCCGAAGGAAGAGTGCGTGAAGATCAAGGTCCCGTTCGGGGTCGGCTACAAGTGGACACACAAGGACTGGCTGACCGGCAAGGAAGAACTTGTCGTTGACGGGGAAGAACTTGGACAAATCATGACGGAGGAAGAACCATGACGCCAGATTTTATTGTCGGTATTGCAATCGGCTTTCTTATCGTAGAAGCAGCAATCGCTTGGGTCCGGGTTTGGTATTGGAAGGACCAGGCAAAGTTCCTCAATACAATGTGGGAGAACGAGAAGAAGATGAACGCCGACCTGTTCCGTCAACTGACAGAGAAGCGGCCGAAGAAATTTCTGGTGGATTCCGCCTGGATGTCGCAACTGAGCGACGAGGAACGGAAGGCCCTAGAAGATGCCGACCGTAGCGACCTCTACCTCTACCCGTCGATGGCCGAGGAACCGCTTCCGCCGGGAACGGTATTGCACCAGGAGGGAAAAGATGCCAGAATGGGATGAACTTATCAAGACGGTCAAGCGGACGTGGGCCAACGGAATTCATGCCAATGATCTTACACTAGGCGAGATAGAGGAGGACATTTCCTGTGCCCTCGACCGTTTCGCCAAGGCCAACGGGCTCCCGGAAATCAACTGGGAAGAGGAGGCAGGCGAATGACCGAGGAACAGCGCAAGCGAAAGAACCAGCGCGACCGGGAAAGGCGGCAACGGATCAAGGCCGAGCAGGAAGCCCAGAAGGCAGCCGAGCTCGAAAAGCTGAAAAGTCCGCCCATAGCGTTCGCAAGTCCGCTCGATTGCCGGGTGCATTACCGGGGGGTGGACAGCGACGAGGCTTTTTTCGAGAACACCAGGAAGCGAATGAGCCGATAAGCAAGGCGGCCGCCCCGTTCGGGGCGGCCTATACTTATTTGCAGTATGAAACGATTAGGAACTACGAAAGCAAAGGCTCTGGAAGAGAAGGCGCCCGGTTGCACGCTCAGCGGGTGGCTCGAACTCAACTACAAGCACGTTACGCTTTCAAGGGAAATCACTGATGGCAGTAAGCGCCTAGTGGTTCCGCAGTCTAATCTTGAGCTTACGGTGGGCCTACTGTCAACGGACAACGTGACGGACTGGGCAAAGGTCGCTTTCCACTGGGCCCCGGCGGGCACGATAGTGGACAAGGTACCACGCACCTATTACGAGGAAAAGGTTCTTCTTCTAAGACAGCTGCTTACGAAGCAGCTTCTGGTGAACCCGGACAACAAGATGGCTCAACGTTACCTGCAGATCCTTGAAAGACGTGACGCGGAACGGTGGGCGCAGAAGAAGCAGGCCATGAACATCAGGGCCGCCGCGACTACCGAACAGAAATCGGAAGGAGGCGGCAGTGGCTCAAAGAAGATCGTCTTCGACTTCGAAATCGTCTAATAAGCCGCAGCTGTCCAAGTGGCAGGAGCAGTTCATTGGCGTAAAGTCTTTCCGTGAACATTTCGACGATGAACTCCGCATCGCGTGCACCGGCATTTCCGCAGGAAAGAGCCGCGCCCTCGCGTGGTGGATTATCATGCAGATGGTCAAGTGCAACGGCATCCGCTGCATAGGCATAGCCCAGACCCACAAGGCGTTGAAGCGCGTGCTTATCAAGGAGCTCCAGACCGTATGTGCCATCAACCATCTTGATTACAGCTACAACAAGAGCGAGCAGGAATTTTCCCTCGCGAACGACTCCGTGCTGTTCGGCTACTCGGGCGAGAACCCCGAGGCCATGCTCGGTCTTTCCGAAATCGATCTTCTGGCCATAGATGAAGCCGCTTTCATTCCCGAAGAGGCATACCAGTATGCTTCCGACCGTATGCGTGGCGGACGTTTCAACCCGATGTCCCGCATGATTTCCTCTCCGCAGTCCATGGCCGCGGAGAACTGGTTCCGAGACCTGTGCAAGAAGCACCCGGAGTCGGTCATCCACGCGACGGCGCTCGACAACCCGTTCACGTCCGACCGCTTCAAGCAGAACCTGAAAGACCGTTACGTCGAGGGTTCCAACATCTACCGCCAGCAGGTGCTCGGGGAAATCTTCGACTTCGACATCGCAAGCCAGATCGTCATGCGGTCCGACTTCATCGCCGCCAAGCTGATTTGCCTCGACAAGCGTTACTGGGTGGGGGCGGACTTCGCAGGCCTCGGCGTCGACACGAACATGGTGGCCGTCATCGACTCGACGGGCGTGGTGGACTGGTATGGCAAGCCCGATCTCAACACGCAGCAGAAGACGGAGCAGGTCTTCCAGGCATACAGCAACTTCAAGGTCGTCTCGGGCATGGGCGACTCGACGGGCGGCTACGGCCAGGGCCCGATAGACCTGTTGGACGCGAAGGGCATCAAGATGCAGGGGGTGAACTTCCAGCAGAAGCCCTTCGACGAGAACCTCTACCCGAACGCGAGGACGGAAATGTTCCTCGAACTCGCCCGGGAAATCAAGAACGGCTTCTGGGTCCCGGACGAGGCCCGCGCCCAGATCCTCGCCATGCAGGTCGCAATCGACAAGCGCGGGCGCCAGGCGCTGTTGCCCAAGGAGCTCGCGAAGAAGATACTGGGCGGGAAGTCCCCCGACCTTGCGGACGCAATCGCGCTCGCCGTCTATGCGAAGAACCACGGGGGCGCCTCTGCTACCAGCGGTTACAGCGCGGAGCAGGCCCAGGCGGTATGCGACCGGTATCTTGCGCTTGCCGGATGCTGATGGGGCATACTTATTGTGGACGAGATGGGCCAGTGGCGGAATTGGCAACGCTCCCGGTTTGCACCCGGGAATTTATCGGTTCGAACCCGATCTGTGTCCACTAACAGTCGTGTAGCTCAACTGGAAGAGCGCCTCGCTACGAACGAGAAGGTTGTGGGTTCGACTCCCGCCGTGGCTATTGAATAAGAGGTTTGCAACATGGAAATCCGCACGCTTATCAGGGAGGCCCTTTCGAGGTCCAACGTTGTCCCGAGGAAGCAACCCGCTCCGGGCGACTTGATGGAGAGCGGGTTGAAGCTCCTGAAGGGCATTGTTTCAAATTTTAACAACGACAACTACCTCGCCTTTACGCAGCAGGGGCTTACGCTCCCGGCCCGCCAGGTCATCCATATCTACGACAAGGAAGATACGATGGCCGGCGACTACAACAAGGTGTTCCCGACCCTCGGCATCCTGATGGCCTATACCATCACGGAGGAGGATTTCGAGAACGGCCTCGAAGCAATCGCGAAGGACACCCCGGGCAAGAAGTTCCGGGTAATTCTGGTTGGCTCGGACTTCCAGTGGTTCGAGGAAAACGCCGACGAGTTCGACCCCCGCTACCAGCAGATGCGCCGCTATGCCGACGCATACCATGTAAAGGTCCCGGGCGTGGCGAAGCTCAACACCCTCAACATCGACCGCAACCAGCCATACGGCATGTTGAAGCTGAATTTTATTCCGAGAGGCGACTTCTACTCCCAGCCCAACGGCGACCTCGTGTGGACTTTCCGCGAGCTCGCGCAGGGCGAATGGGAAATCGAGGTCAAGCCCTACATCGTTTCCAATGCAATCAAGTTGAAGCTCGACTACAACCGAGCCATAGAGTTCGACTTCGATACGGATCTCCGTATCCCGGACGCCTATATCGAGCTGCTTACGGTAGCGCTTACCCATAGCCTAGCCGTCAAGTACCCGAGGATGGACGACGCCCATGTCGCAAGGCTCGCGGATGATGTCAAGGTGATGCTGGAGAACGTGCGCACGCCGAAGGCCGACCAGAGGGAGGTCCGCAGGGAAAGCACGGATGCCGAACGGAGCTCCTATTGGGGAGTTGTCTCCGGTCGCATGTGGGGGTTCTAAATGGCCAACAGGGTATTGCTAGTCCAGAACATCGCCGGAAGCGTGACTCGCTCGAACATAGTTAAGGTGGGTTTATCGGACAGCCTCAACATGTACTGCGAAACGCAGAACCCGACCGAACACAGCACGCAGCTGCTCATGCGTTCAGTAAGCGGCGAACAGAAGTTCGACCAGGAACGCCTCGGCGGTCGCTGCCGCGGCCTTTACCGCGTGTCGAGGGGTATCGGCAACCAGCCGGTTCTCTATGGCGTGTTCGGCAACTGGCTGTACATGTTCAGGAAGGACGGGACGCACGAGAAGATCGCCCGCATCGAGACGAACAACACCGAGTGCCGCATGACGGAAACTGGTGGTTACAACGACGCGCACCCGCACCTCGTCATCGTGGACGGCGTGAACTGCTATGCCGTGGACGTTACCGTCCCCGTGGCTACTCAGCAGAACGACTTCCGCACCATCGAGCTCCCGGTAAGGCCGAACGACGAAACCACCCGCATCAAGCCCAGCCACATTGCATACCTTTATGGTTACCTTGTATGTAATGACGAGGATACCGATACGTTCTACACGAGCATCCAGTATCCTTTCGAAGTTACGGACGGGAACGGCAACCTCGACTACGACATCTGGCGCCTCGGTTCTACGAACAACATTGGCTTCCTGACTTTCTCGGAATGGTGCACCGACGCGACGACCGCGCTGTGCTCCAACGGAAGTAAGCTCTATACCTTTGGGCCGAGGTCTTGGCAGGCTTTCTCGTTCAACGACGACAAGAACAACCCGTTCAGCTCGCCGGACAACGCCGCGGGCATGATTGGCTTGAAGGCGGTGAACTCCCTCGCCATGCTCGGCCATACCACGATTTGGCTCGGGAGTTCCGACGTGGGCGACTCGGGCGTGTTCATGCTCTCCGACACCACGCTGACCAGGATTTCCACCGGCGACCTCGAACGCGAGCTCGCGCAGATGGAGAACCCGACGAACGCATACGCGAGCATCTGGCAGGAACACCGCCATGTCTTCTACTCGCTGACTTTCGAGGACAGCAGGATTACGTATGTCTATGACGTGACCGAGAACAAGTGGCACCGCCGTGCGAGCTATGACGCTACGAACAACTTAACGTACTGGCGCTACAACCACGCCGTGTTCGCATACGAGCGGACGATGGTGGCGAGCGAGGACGGGTGGCTGTGCTACATGGACGAGCACGCATACGAGGAACATGACGGGCGGAAGATCTTGAAGATGCGCAGGGGCGGCGTGCTTACGTCGAACGACCAGCCGTTCTTCATCGACAGCCTCGAACTCGTTTGTAACCAGGGCCAGCACGACACGCGGTTCTTCAACCTCGTGGACGGTTCCGTTTCGCAGCCCTCGGACGACGTGAACCCGCGCGTTTCCATCAGGTATTCTTGGGACGGCGGAAACTTCTCGGACTACGAGGACTACTACCTCGGCAAGGTGGGAGACTACCAGTGGAACACGGTGGCTTGGCACCTCGGCTTCGGCAAGTTCTTCACGCTCGAAGTCAGCACGACCGAGAAGATACCGTTCGCAATCGAGAACCTTAAAGTCGGGTGGAGCCCGAGCGCGATGTTCGCATAGGGGGAAGGATGCAGAACGAACTGAAACTCGTCAGGTATTCCCAGGAGAACATGAACGTCGAGGGCCTGAAAGGCAAGTATGGCTACGACGGGCAGACTTGGGGCAGCGTTACCGTAATCAAGAACGTCGCGTTCGTGATTGCGTACAAGGGAGCGAACGTAACCGACTACATGCTCCCGGAAGTGTATGACGGCTTCCTGATTTGTTCGGACGGTTCCAGGGTCCAGGTTACGGACTCGAAGTTGACGCTTGCGCTCGGTGCTGAGGTATCGGCGCAGGGAATGTTGAAATTGAAGAAGGATAACTAGGAGGTCGGCATGATTCCGGCACTTATCGCAGGCGGCATCGCGGCGGCATCGCTCGCCAGCAACTTATACGCACAGGACCAGGACAGGCAGTCCCGACGCGACGCGCGTAACTATCTTTCCGGCGAGTCCACGAAGGCGGCCCAGCAGTATGACCAAATGATGCGCGGCATCGAGGACTACTACGCTACGCGTGGTTCCCTTGGCCAGGCACAGGACGTGAACGCATACCGCGATGCGATGGCTGGCTACAAGCCGGAAGACTTTGTCTATACGCCGAAGGAGTTCAACGCGGCCGACTACGGTGTCGGTTCCCGTGAAGACTACATCAACCCTTACTACGACCAAATCATCGGCGACATGACCGCGCAGGTCCAGCACAGCGCGGCAGGCGCCGGCCTCGGACGCGGTTCGGGTGCGGCCCAGGCAATCGCCAAGGCTGTTGCCGAGAAGGACAACGAGCTCTGGAAGGAAGCCAACCAGGAATACAAGGACGAGCGCAACTTCGCATACTCGCAGTACAACGACTACGTCCGCAACATGCAGGAAGCTCTCAACCAGAAGCGAGCCGCTACCGACACGAAGCTGACCATGCAGGGGAACCTCGCGCAGGACTACTACAACGCGATGGACTCCAGGCAGGCCGACTTGCTCCGTGCCCAGCAGGACAAGCTCGGGACGCAGGCATCTTACAGCACCGCGATGGCGGGGCTCTACTAAGGAGGGACTATGGCAGGCATCTACACAAGGGACAACCGGGAACAGATCCTTACCGCTGCTCTCGAAAACGCGATGCGCCGGAAGCAGGAATACACTGACAGGAAGAACGCCCGGGCGCAGGAAAACGCCAAGGCGATTTCCGATTTCCTGAAAGCGGCAGGCCGCACTTACGAAACTTGGGGAAGCGACGAGGAGAAGCTCGCCGCTCTCGAAAAGGAACGCGAGGAAGCCATCAAGGCCCAGCAGGACCATGACGCCGAAATCAGGACGCAGGCTGCCGAATACGCGGCGGCACAGCAGCCGACCGTTCAGCCCAACCAGTATGCCATCAGCATGCAGGGCTACGACCCGCGCGAAGGCATGCGTGGTTACGGGGACTACATGGCCAGGGCGAGCCGCGGCGTCGGTGCACGCCCGACCAATTCACTTGGACTTTTCGACGGGGTAATCTAAATGCGCAGTGTAGCAGAAATCGACAGGGACATCGCGGAAGTCAAGGCCCGCATGGCATCGGAAAACCCGCAGCGCACGTCGCCGGAATACCGCGCGGCCCGTTTCGACTACATCGTGAACGGCGACCGTTCGGGCCTCGACGCCTACCAAAATTCATTGCAGGCTGCAATCCAGAACAAGCTGCAACGCGAAAGCAACGAGAAGATGTCGCAGATCCAGCAGGGCATGGCCGACGACGACCAGCGTTACCAGTGGCGCAAGGACTATGCGCTTGCCCAGAACGCGCTGAGGGAAGTGAACAGTAACCCGAAGAGCACCGAGAAGGACAAGGCTGACGCACAGGCATACGTGAACTTCTATGAAGACTACGGCGCCAAGAAGGGTTGGATGCAGAAGCCGGTTTCCACTCCGGCAGCAGCCCCGGCAGCACCGGCAGCAGCCCCGGCCGTCGTGGAAACTGTCCCGGCCGACTGGCAGAACGTCAGCGCCAAGGCGCAGGGCGTCATCGACACGGACACTTCTACGCCCGAGGACATCGAGGCGGCAATCAATTCCTTGAAGCCGTTCGCGGGCAACACGCACGTTGCCGAGGACCTTGCCAAGCTGAACAGCGGCCTCGAAAACAAGCGCAACGCCATCGAGACCACGAAGGCTTGGGAGAAGGCGCAGGAGAAGGCCAATTCCGAAATCGACCGGAAGGGCGTGAAGATTGCCGACTTGAAGGCCCAGAAGAAGGAAATCGAGAAGTACAAGGACCAGAAGGGCTATGATACTCTCGTTACGAAACTGGACAACAAGATCAAGGCGCTTACTCCGGCGGACCTCGGGCCCATCAAGGCGGCTGTCGGCAAGCAGTGGACTGACGCGGGGCTCCGCGCCATCATCGCCCGCATGCGCCGTGACGGGAAGACCGAACGCACGGAGAACCTCAACATCGACGGCAAGACCGTCCCGGTGAAGATCAACGCGTTCAACGACGGTAGCGGGACTGTAACGACCGACAAGGGCAAGGTTCTCCGCGAAATTCCCTTTAACAAGTAATCGGGGTATCAGCCAATGGCATGGAAGAATGAAACATACGACGCAGCCCGGTTAGCAGCCGAGCGCTACTACGACGATGTCCTCAGCAAGGGAATTTTCCCGGGCGAGCTGAGGCGTCTTCCCGCCGACCGCGACGAGGCCATCGAGGTTCTCGCCGACGAGAACGTGGCCAAGATCCGCAGCCGCATACCGGAAGAAGGTTTCGACGAGGCGGCTTCGAAGCGCCTTGCCGCATACGACGCGAACAAGCTCGAAAAGTGGCTGTATGAAAACGGCGACGACCCGATTACGGCCGCGAAGAAGACAGAGTTCGCAGAATACCAGAAGCTGATAGTCCCGCAGGAAGGACAGCGTGGTTGGCGCGACATGTCGTATCGCGACTTGAAGTTCGAAATGCCGAAGTTCGGTTTCGACCCGACCAAGAAGGAAGACTACCGGAAGTTCATCGAAACGCTCGCCCAGCATCAGCTTAACTACGACCGCGGGCAAATCGTGCAGCAGGAAGTGGGCAACGCCGGCCCGGTGGAGAAACTCGGCATGGCCCTCAATCCGACGGTTACCGACGAGGCAATCCGCCAGTCGCTGACGGGCGACTTCGACGACGGGCGCCTTGACAGGGCAGCCGCGACCGACCTCGTTACTGGCGCCTTGATGGGCGGAATGGCCGCTTCGAAGAACCTGATGTCTTCACCGCTCCGTATCGGCCTTGCCGACGCGGGTGTTGAAACGTTGCGCCAGGCCGCAAATGCGCAGGGCGGTTTCAGGGTTGACCCGTTTGCCCCCATCGGCGCGGGCGTGGCGGCAGCGACTGTCCCGGGCGGCGCCCAGTGGCTAGGCGGCTACCTTTCCCGTGGTGGAAGCGTGGGAGCAAGACCGCTCGCCCGCGGTTTCCAGCGTGGGCTCAGGGGAGCCGACGACCCGATTATGGCAGAGCGCAACGTCCTTGCCCGGCAGATCGAAGATGCCCGCAACCAGAGCATTGCCGCACAGAAGGGGGCGACCTCTTCCATGCAGGGCGGACTTGCGGGGGTTTCCGACATCGAGAACGCGGCTGCGTGGGACAATGCGGCACGCAAGCTCAACGCGCTTGGCATCGAAAGCAGGGTAGAGAAGAACAACGTGGCGTTCGCCCTTGAAGACGCCAGGCTCCGTAAAGCGGAAGCAGCCGCCAAGTTCGACATGATCCGCGCAAGCCGCAAGCGGACAATCAACGGTGTTTCCAAGCAGCGTGCGGTCGAAGAAGCCGCCCGTGAAGCCGACGAAGCAGCGAAGGACGTCAAAATGGCCGAGGCTGCTCTTGCCGACTACAAGACACAGAACCCGGTAATCAACCCGGAAGGGAGCCATGCGCTCTATGTCGAGGACGTTATCGGCATGTCGCCGCGCAACACGGTGGAAGGCATCACGATAACCCCGTCGAGGGAAAACGTCGCCAGGGCAATGGGACTCTATGACAGGGAAGCCCAGTTCCCGACGCTCGAAGGCGGAAGCGTCCTTACGGGCCGTTCCTATGACGCGAACAGGGTGGCAGCCAACCGCCTCCGTGCGGCATTCCCAGAGAAATACGCGGCCGAGGCTTCCAAGGGCGCCAACAAGCGCAATTACAACATCGGCCTCGCACTCGGCAAGACGTTGGGCCTCGTGGGCACGTCCATCGAACCGAACCTCCGCGCTAACCCGTTCCAGCCGGAGAGCTATGCGGACAAGGTAACGAACTTCAAGGAAACGAAGTGGTTCAAGTCCTTGCCCAAGGAAAAGAAGAACGCCGTCGAAAGGGCGCTCAAAGGAGAATAGCAATGGCATCTTTCCGCAACTTTGACAACCGCGACCGCTACTACGACCGCAACGGCAACCCGCTGCATGGTTGTGTTCAGTTCATGGTGAAGGACGGCAACACGTCCGCGGAAATCTTCGACGGGGACCATGTTCCCCTCGCCAACCCGCAGCTGACCGACAGCCTCGGGCGCACAGTTCGCCAGGTCTTCGTGGACGTGGACGTCATTGCGTACATGTTCAAGTATGTGGGCGAAGGGCGCCTCGCCGACGAGGAAGCCGAGGGCATCGACACCCGCGACGAGAGCAAGTGGTCGCTGCAATACACCGTGGAAAGCGCTTCCATCGACATGCGCCAGGTTGACGGCCAGTCGGCCATGGGCATTTCGACGATGCAGGGCCTCCGCGAGCTCGACCCTGCCGAGGTTCCGCTCGTTGACGGCATCCGCATGGTGACGCTCGAAGGCTACTACGCCGCGGGCGACAAGGAGCCGATCAACTACGTTTTCGACCCGCAGAGCGAGGCCGACGACGACAACGGTTCCGTCATCCAGTCCGAGCATGCGCTTACGGGCCGGTGGATCATGGTCCAGCCGACCGAGCACTGCGACAGCCGCCACTTCGGCGTGTTCCCGCAGGACTCCGTGTATTCGACCGTCAACCATACCACGGGAATTACGCAGCTTGTTGCATATTGCAACACGAAGTCCATCCGTCCGTTCTTCAACGGCTCGGAAGCGTATCCGTATTTCGTGTACGGCGGGCTCCATGTCAACAGCCGCAACGGCTATGACGTGAGCGACCGGACCGTCTTCGTGGACAAGACGGAGAGCGAGATGCTCGGTGAGTTCGACCGCAAGGCCTCGTTCAGTTTCCAGAACGAGAACACGACCATCGACTCCAAGACCGTCCGCCTCTCTTGGAAGTGCCGCAACCATATCGACACGAAGGATTTCATCATCGACATCGAGAACAGGCCGTGCCTCCTCTCCGACACGAACGTCGTGGTGGAAGCGAACCCGGCGACGGGCTGCCAGTTCGACAACTGCACCGTCGACAGCACGCACCGCATCGGGCGCCAGGTGACGATGACCAACATGACCGTCCATACGGACTGGTTCACGACCGACTACAACTGGACGAACTTGCAGCTCGCCAACTGCCGCATCGAGCTCTCCAACTGCGAGAGCGCGAACACCTATATCATCCTGAAACTCCGCAACGGCGAACGCGACTTCGGCGACCTCGGCGAACAGCGGGTTACCGGACTTTCGCTCCCGGCGGGCTCCATCGCGGAGAACGCGGAGTTCAGCAACGTTACCATCCAGGGCGACATCGAGCTGCACAACGTTTCCGGCACCGTCCAGCTTACGGGTTCCCAGCACAGCCTGAACATCATCGACTGTTGGCTTACCATCACCAACACCGAGGACATCGTCGTGAGCAACATCCAGTGGCGTCGCGGATCCGTGACGTTCGACCCGTCGCACCATATCCAGGTGTTGCAGGCCATGCTTCTCGACAACGTGGACGTGCAGGCAGACTTCTACACAATCGGCATTTCCCCGAAGTATCGCCGTTGTCGCATCAACGTCCGCCAGGACAACTTCACGGACTACGAGTACATCGGCTGCGAGGTGAACGCCGACATCTACCAGTTCCCCGAATACATCACGCTGACCTATGGCGACGTGGACTATCCGGGCTACGTTTACCGCGGGCTCTTCGCGAAGAACACGGTTACGGGAAGCGCGAAGATTTACCTGAGCCCGGTAACGGGGGTGGACTATTCTTCCTCCCCGGTCAGCACGCTCAGCCACTGGGAAGGGAACTTCTCGGACCACAACTTCGTCGACGACAGCCGCTGGACGGGAATTTCCTATGACGGCGCGGTCAGCCGCAAGTTCGAATACCTGAACAACTACGGCGGCTGCCCGACGGAGAAGGCGGAAATCACTTACACCATGCCTTACAGCCAGCTCCGTCCTTACGGTAACACGCCCTATACCGACTACGGCCGGTTCTGCGCGAATGTTGACGGGACGACCGACAGCACGGGCATCTGGGTCGTGCACGACAGCCGCTCTACGCCTGAGCGCGACGTTTCATGGGACGACTACTGGATCGTGAACTTCAAGGACGTGGCCCTGCCGATCGATACCCTCTTCCGCCTCCCGAACTTGAAGGGGGCGCAGAGCGTCATCATCACTGCCGACGTGACTTGCTTCATCCGCCCGGACGGCTATTCCGACTGGCCGTTCTACACGAACACGTTCCATATCGAGAGCGTGCTGCTGAACTCGCACGTCACGGGCAACGCGCAGGTGGCATACGCCAGCTCGTTCCGTCCCATCAAGTTCCACTATGCGGGCATCAGGTATTGTGACAACGACGACATCGACGACTGGCACTCTTCGCTCGACCAGGTTCTCTACGCGGCATACGACGAGCCGAGCAAGTTCGGTTTCGCCGGGCAGTGCCGTTACAGCTACCATCTGGCGTAGCCTGATACTTATTGCATGTTGCAAGGAGTTAAAATGCAAGAAGATCTCGAAATCATCAACCAGTGCACCGACTTCCTGAAGCGTTCCAGCCGCAGGTTCGGTTCCGCACTTTCCCGCGCGACAAAGGACCTCCGCCGCTACTCCGGCAACTTCTGGGACGACGAGTTCAAGAAGCAGTATCGGAGCGGTAAGAACCGCCAGTGTCTTTCCCTGAACAACTGGAACGTCATCTGCAACGCCATCGCGTCGCCGATGTCGGCCAGCCCGTGGCATACGGAGTTGAAGGACAAGACGGGCGACTTGAAGAATGTCCAGGAAGCAATCGACGCACTCGAAGCCGACAACGACGTGAAGAGCGCCCTGCTCGACTCTTTCCGCAAGGCCGTGCTCTCGGGCTACGGCTTCCTCGTGGTTTCTACCGACAAGGACGAGCTGACGGGCGAGGCGAAGATTACCCTCGAAAGCGTCAAGCACCTGCAGTCCGTGGCAATGGACCCGGCATGCTGCTCGACCACGGGCGAGGATGCCGAGGAAGGCGCCATCGTGAACTTCATTTCCTTGCGCAAGGCGAAGCGCCTCTACGGCGAGGATGTCGTCCCGATGAACTACCCGCAGACCCGCGCTGCCCTCGACCTCAACGACATGGAGCAGTGGGGTTGCCCGGAAGACCAGACGGCCATCGTTTCCTATTACGTCAAGGAGAACGCGGGCGTCCACTTCTACAAGATTTGTGGCGACAAGATTGTCCAGTCGGACGTCCTCCCGATCAAGTTCATCCCGATTATCCGCATAGCGGGTAACGAAATCTACGACAAGGAAGACATCAACTACAACGGCATCGTCCAGCTGACGCTCAACCTCGAACTGGGCGCCAACATCGCATACTCCACGCTTATCGAGCGTTGCGGCCGGAGCACGAAGGCCAACTACCTCATCAACGTGGACGCAATCGACGGGCTCGAAAAGAGCTACGCGAACAGCGACAAGGACGACGCCCTCGTGGTCATGTGGAAGGGCGAGCACGAGCCGAAGCCCATCGTGGAACAGTTCCAGACGGGCGACCTGCAGTCGGTCATCACGACCACCCGCACCCTGATGGAAGACGTCGTGGGCGTCCCGCTGACGGGCATCCCGCAGGGCACGCCTGAACGGACGGCCACGGAAATCCTCCGCCAGCAGACGAGCAAGGAAGCCAACACCGCGAGCTACTACCAGAACGCGTTCTCGGCTTGCAACGTCCTCGCGAAAATCTTCATCGAGATGCTGACCGGCGGCGCCGACCTCCGCTTCTCCCTCGAAAACGGCCCGAGCGTAATCACGCGGCAAATGAAGGCCCGCCAGGAACTGACGGCCCTCGGCGCGGTATGCCCGGACGAGATGAAGGGCATCCTCGCGGTTTACTTCGCACGCACGTTGGAAGACGACGTGGGCGAGGACATGACCCGCAACCTCATCGCCAACCTCCCGCGCGAAGTCCAGTTCCTCGACAACACCGACATCGACCCGCTCGCAGTGCACCAGCTCGAACAGATGAAGGCCCTCGTTGACGAAATGGGCATGCAGCTCGACGAGCAGATTGCGGCCAACGGCGAGCTCCAGCAGGAACTCGACACGGCCCAGCTCAACCTGATGGAGAACCGCGAACAGCGCATCCTCGACTGGCAGAAGTTCCAGATCCAGGAAAGCAACAAGATGGCCCTCGAAACGGCCAAGCTCGAAAAGGACGGCTACGTTGACGGCGCCAAGATCCAGATCGAGTCCGCCAAGCTGATGAACGAGGCGGAACGCGACCAGGCCAAGGCGCAGAACGAGACCGACCGCCTGCTGCTCGACGCCCAGAAGACGGCGATGGAGCAGCAGAACATCGCGGGCCGGGCCGAGGACGCGGGCTACCGCCAGGGTGTCCAGGACGCTGCCGACCGGGCATACGCGCCTGAAAGGGGGTAGTCGATGGCCGTAAGGTTTGAAGTCCAGTTCGACACCGCGTTCAACAACGCCCGCAGCATGAAGAACCGCAAGGCTGCGCAGCGACAGTCGGAAGCGATGCGCGACAGGATATTCGCGAAATACCAGTCGCTCGTCGGAACCGTCTACAAGAACAGCCTCGCGGCCCGCCGCGCGGCAATCGCGGAGTTGAACAACCCGAACCTCCACGAGGAATACTGGGACAACGACAACGAGCCGAGGCGCCCGCTGTTCATGTCTTCCAGCTGTTTCGCGAGGGCGATACCGTCGGCAGGCGGTGTCTTCCTCTATTTCCGCAGCAACCCGAGCAAGGGGTATTTCTACCCGAGCGCGGGCACGAAGGCCGCGACGGCCAAGGAGCTCTACAAGCTGCTGAGCGCACCGTCGCTCGGACGTGCATACCACAACGGGTGGGGCGCACGGAACGGGGCGAAGAAGCGCATCACGAAGGCCGGCAACACCGAGTATGCAATCAAGCGTTTCCCCAAGGCACCGAAGCTCTAGGGGGAGCGACATACTTATTGAACACAAAGACGGGTAAACGCGCCCGCAGTGCAACTTTTCCAGCGTTATAGAAGGATGCCAACCTTATGAGTATTAGTACAGAACAGGCAGAACAAATGGTTACCGAGAAGATGGAGCGCGAAGCCAAGGCCGCACAACCCGAGCCGAGCGACAAACCGGAAATCGAGCAACCGACACCGGAACCCGAAAAGAAGCCCGATCCAGAACCCGAGCCGGAGAAGAAGGACGAACCGAAGGCCGAAAAGCCGGAAGCGAAGCCGGAAGAAAATCAGAAGCCGGAACCGGAGAAGAAGGACGAGCCGAAGGACACGCCGGAAAAGGACAAGGACAAGTCCGACAAGAAACTTCCTCCATCGAAGCGATATTCCCATGACGAGCGGGTAGCGCATGCGTTCTCCATCGAGAAGCAGAAGCGCGAAAAGTTGAAGGGCCGTATCAAGGAACTTGAAACCGAGCTCGCGAAGTACAAGGGATTGAAGCCCGAAGATTTCGGCAACAATATCGAGGACTACACGAACTACCGCCTTGACGAGCAGAAGAAGCTCAACGAAGTGGAAAGCGCGCGTAAGGAAATCGAGCGTTCCGAAGCACAGGAAATGGAGCTGGAGACCGAGCGCAGAGTGAACCTCTCGTTCCCTGACGAAACCGAACGCAATGACTACAACGAACTTATCCGCACCCGCGGCCCCGAGTTCTATGCGGCATTGAAGGAAAACGACAAGGAAGGGGTTGTTCTCGACTACCTCAATCACGTCGACCGTTATCCGATTGTCTTGCGTGAGTTGATGACGAACATGGAATCACTCAGGAGAGTGTTCCGTAGCAAGGATCCGTTTATCCGCCGTCTTGACTTGCACCAGTTC